CTCCCGCGGTTCTCTTTCACCACCAAACGAATCAAGAAGGCATTGAGATGGCTCAAGACGGTACAACTAGGCTCCAACTGGTCGAACTAGGCTCAGATCGGCTCACACAGGCTCAGGAGCCTATCCTAGAGACGCTTTATGGGCGCGTAACTCCCAGAATCCACTCACGCCTACGCCCAGAGTTGCCTACGCGTGGTCAAGAGTTGATCGACTTCTCTAATTCGATCGGGTTCCCGTTGATGCCGTGGCAAGAATGGCTGGCGATCGAGGCGCACCGGTACAAGCCTGATGGCAGATGGCTACACCCACTCGTCCAATTGGTCGTAGCCAGACAACAAGGCAAGACGACATTTATGAAGCAGCGGATTCTTATGGGACTTTTCGAATGGGACAACAAGCTACAGATCGGTACGGCTCACCGGTTGACTACATCGCTAGAGACTTTTCGGGATCTTGTTCAGACAATCGAATCCAACGACGGGCTGGCTAAACAGGTCAAACGTATCCGATGGGCGCATGGGTCTGAGGAAATCGAGTGCCTAAACGGAAATCGCTACATGGTCAAAGCCGGCGCGTCGGCGGCACGTGGTATATCTAAGCCATCGACCGTACACATCGACGAGACTCGCGAACTCAAGGATGAGACTACGTGGGCTTCGCTCCGGTACACGATGATGGCGGCGGAGAATCCGCAATTATGGTCTTATTCGAATGCCGGAGACCAACACAGCCTAGTCTTGAACCAAATCAGGGAACGCGGGATCGGCGCGGCTGGTGGATCCACGGATGACATCGGATATTTCGAATGGTCGAGTGATTATGACAAGATCGACGATTCCCCTAAATTCTGGGCGGGTGCGGCTATGGCAAATCCCGCACTTGGTCACACGGTACACATCGACAACCTTCGAGCTGTGATGAACGATCCCGCCGACGTTGTCCGTACCGAAGTCTTGTGCCGGTGGGTACAAACTATTTCCAGCGCTATTCCAGCCGGTGAATGGGCTGAGTGTGGAATTGACGGATTTGAAGTCGATCGCGAGAAAGTTGTCTGGTTTGGACTTGATTGCTCGCCCGATCGACGAGACGCGGCTTTGGTACTCGCTCAACAAATGGGCGAAGGTGAGTTCTTTGTAAAACTACTGCGAACTTGGCACAATCCAATTTCGCTCGACGATAAGGCGATTGCTAACGACATCGCCGAACACTTCCAAGAATATCCGGTCGAAGTTATCGCGTATTCACGCCGAACATCGTCTGCGATCGCGGCTAGACTTCAACCAGCCGGCATCCCAATCGCTGATATAGACGGGGCGCTGTACGGTCAATCTTGCGATGAACTTTTAGGAGCGATCACATCGAAACGACTACGACATGGCAATCAGGCGGAGTTAACCAAGCAGATTCTCTCGGCGGCTCGATTACCCTTTGGCGATGGTGGATGGACGATTGGGCGACGAGCTTCTCAGTCGACTGTGTGCGCGACGGTTGCATCTGCGCTCGTCACACACTACGCGACACGCCCAGAGACGGATCTTGACATCATGATCGGTTAGATATAGCGGGTCTCTAAAATTAGGGACATGGCTATCAAAGATTTCTTTATCACCGCGCCGACACCGGTGAGCGAAGTAAACGTCGATGCCGCACTTGCGCCGGTTAACTCGATCGACGCTCTAGGTGCGCCGTACTTTGCTTACGGTCAATCAGCTACACGATCCGAAGCGATGGGCGTACCGGTAATCGCTCGCGCCAGAGGAATCATCTGCTCCACAGTTGCTTCGTTGCCACTTGAAACAAAAGTGAAAGAAACAAATGAGACCGTTCCATCTTTTCGCGTAATTAATCAACCAGATCCACGAATCACCGGAGCAGAGTTCTGGGCGTGGATCGCGGAAGATCTACTTTTCAGACCGGCAGCGTATGCGAGAGTGTTATCTCGCTATGCAGACACGGGCAGAATCCAATCGATGGAAAGAATCGCACCGGAACGCGTTGAAGTGTTGACCAACGGACTCGGAACAGAAATCGACGCGTATCGTGTTGACGGATATTCGATAGCGCCAGAGGATCTAGTCGTGTTCGGAAATATGCAGGAAGGTTTACTCAATCGCGCCGGTCGTACAGTTCGATCTGCTCACGCGCTTGAAAAAGCGGCTTATGACTTTGCTTTAAATCCGATTCCACAAATCGTCTTGTCATCTAACGGCGTACAACTTCCAAAGGATCGCGTTGCAACACTAATCAACGCTTTCAAGAACAAAGCGTCGAAAGCAGTGACGTTCTTAAATGCAGATATTAAAATGGACACAATTGGATACGATCCCAAGAATCTTCAGATGAATGAGGCGAGACAATATCTCGCTTTGGAACTTTGTCGCGCCATTGGTTTACCGGCTTGGTTTGCATCGGCTGATCCATCCAGCATGACGTACTCCAACGCTGTAAATCAAAGGCGCGACCTTATCGACTTCTCGATTCGTCCGGTGCTTACGATCATCGAGCAAAGACTTTCACTCACAGACTTCACTCCGGCATCGCAATATATCCGGTACGACCTAGACGACTTCTTGCGCGGCAACCCTTACGAAAGAGCGCAAGTGTACGAAATTCTAAACCGCATCGGTGCGATGAGCATCGACGAAATAAGAGAAGAAGAGGACATGATCGGATGAAGCTAACAACACCTATGACTATCACCGCGGCTGATTCCGAGTCGCGCACAATCACCGGACGCATCGTGGCATTTGAAGAGCCAGCGAACGCGTCAACCGGTAAAGTGGTATTCGCAAAAGGATCCATCGAACCAAAGAACGTATTTCTAAACCTTGAGCATGACCGCACTCGCAGAATCGGAAAGACGATGGAGATGTCTCTCGACGGAGACGGCGCTATCAATGCAACCTTTAAGATCGCGAACACTACCGCCGGCACCGACGCACTTGTTGAAGCTATGGACGGACTTCGCGACGGCTTCTCAATCGAACTGGCTGTCGATGACTACGTTCAAGAAAAGAACGGAACGATGCGCGTATTAGCCGGAGAACTTACCGGAGTCGCACTTGTCAGCGAACCCGCCGTCCGATCAGCCCGTGTCGCTGAAGTCGCCGCAAATGAAGGCGAACAAGATTCTGAATCTGCGCCCGCAGAAGCAGAAGCAACACCACAACCAACAACAGAAGGAGACGAAGTGGATAACACCGTCACAACCGCGGATACCGTCGAGACGGTCGAAGCCGCGCAGTCAGTAACAGCGTCAGTTAAATCTGTCGCTTATTCATCACCACGCATCGAGATCACCGCCGCAAAATATCTTGAAAACAAGATCCAAGCGGCTATGGGTAACGAGTCCGCTCGCCAGTACATTATGGCCGCGGATAACACAACAGACAACGCGGGTCTTGTACCAACTCGCCAACTTGCAGAAGTAATCAATGGGTTATCGACAACCGTTCGCCCATCAATCGATGCGATCTCACGCGGCACACTTCCAGATGCCGGTATGACTTTCGAGATTCCAAAGATCACAGTTGCACCAGCCGTCGGAACCGTTGCAGAAGATGCAGCGTTCACAGAGACAGACCAAAACTCCGCCTTCGTTTCAGTGGATGTCAAAAAGTTCGCGGGACAGCAGAAATTCTCAGTGGAGTTGCTGCAGAGAACTTCTCCCGTGTTCTTTAATGAACTTCTCAGCAATATGGTCGCGGCAATGGCAAAGCAGCAAGACACATACACAAATAGCATCTTGGTATCTGGTGCAACCGCAGACGCGACATCAATTGCAACTTATCCAACAGCCGCAGAACTTCTAGCGTTCATCGGTCGCGGTGCAGCAAGTGTTTACGCCGCAACAGCCGGACTTGCAAATCCATTCGCTCGTAATATCTTGGTGAATACTTCACAGTGGTCAAACTTGATGTCACTAAATGATTCAGGTCGTCCGATCTACAACGAAGTAACTCAGCCAATGAACCAACCTGGCCTTGCAACACCTACAAGCCTTCGCGGTCGTGTGGCGGGACTTGATCTCTACGTAACTGCTAACACAGCGGCGACAACAGACACTGATGACTCAATCATGATCATCAATCCAGATTCATACACATGGTACGAATCACCTTCGTATCAACTACGCGCTGAGTCAACAGCCGACGGATCCATCACCGTGGGCGTTTACTCGTTTGGCGCAGTGGCGACAAAGATCGGCGCTGGCGCTTTCGGCGTAAATAAGACCTGATCCATAACACATCAATCATGAGGCGGTTCGCTCCCGAACCGCCTCAGCAGTAGAAAGGGAAGGGCTTATGCCACTCGTCACTCCGTCAGAACTTCGTTCTGTGCTAGGCGTAAGCTCTTCTCTTTACAATGACGCTTATCTCACAAAAATAATCGACACTAGCGAACTGGTGATCCTGCCACTTCTAGTCTCGTATTCCTCAGCGGTTACAAATCGCCGGATCGCTTCAAACGTTGCCACGTTACTGACAAACACTCCACACAATTACATCGTGGGATCGAGTGTCGTCGTCTCAGGCGTTGACGCAACATTTAACGGCACTTACACCGTTACCGCCGTCGATGGCGAATATCAGTTCTCTTATGCAAAGACAAACGCGGACATTAACGCAAACGCCGTCATTCCACACGGCGACACTTATCTGTCAGGCAAGGACGCAGCTACTATCTACGCGTCAAATCCAGCAGTTTACGAAGCCATCATTGTCGTCTCGGTTGAAGTGTTCCAATCAATCACGGCTGCCGGTGGACAAATCGAAGGCGTTGATTTCCAAGTGACTCCGTACAGAATGGGTCGATCACTTTTAAACAGGGTTATTGGCATTCTAGGCAAGTCACTTGATACCGGAGCGATGTTGGCATGACCGCATCATCTATCGCGGTCAACGTTCGAGGCGCTCTTAAGACGGCGATCGCGGGCGTTGCAGCTAATACCTACGACGCAGTACCGGAAGCGCCAATCGTCCCGTTCGCCGCGGTCGTACCTAACACGCCTTATCTTGAGCCAAACCTAATCGGAACTTCTACACGCGTCAAAGTAAATCTTGTACTTACCATCGGAGTCGCTATGTACTCCAACGCATCGGCACTCGACAACATCGAGAAGTTGATCCTAAGCATTCTGGCGGTTATTCCGTCAGGTTACACGGTGGGATCCGTGTCTAATCCCGTCCCAATGACGATCGGAGCTTCAGAGATTCTGATGTCCGAGATCGAACTCTCAACCCAATACACCCAGACCAATTAGGAGTAATTATGCCAACGACCGTCATC